TAGTGACTATACCATTTTGTACCAGCAGATATCTTTGTAAATTATCAAAGTCCACAGTCTGTTGGAAGTATACCAATTTGTTATTGGGACTCACTGCAGGTGCTACAAGAGTGTCAAAAAAGTCTGGATCAACAGGAACAGTTCCGCCGGCGCTGGTTTCAAAACTGACTTCTACCTGGAAGTCATCTGTGAGTCCGTCAGTTAGGACCGGTTGAGCAATAATAGGTAATACAGCGTCTTCGGGCAGGGGATAATTCGAATCAGGTTCAGAATTGATCTTGAGCACATTCACATAATCTCTGATCACAGTTCCGGTGCGACTATCGTAAATTGGGTCGCTGGTATAAAAGAAAAATCTTGTTTCAGCCACACTACCAAAAAAGTAGTCTAGCGATCTTGATATCACGGTATAATTGGCACCATTGGTGGTGCACTGTATGAGCCAGCTGGCATCAATGTTGGTTCCTGATGTGTTTTGTGCATTGGCAAGACTAAACTGTGAGTTTGTGTCTAAATTGCTGCTGGTAATCAGGTACCAGGTGGCTGTGAGATTGTTGTAGCCTAGCCCAAAATTTTGATTGAGGTAAATTTGATTTACGATATTTTGTTTCAGGTCTGTGGGTATGTCGGTCACAAACAAAGGAATAACCTCAACTGGTATTGCACCAGTTGGTACACGGGTATTCAACACTACCGGACCAGTACCATCGGGCAAATTGCCCAGGCCTTGAGAAGTACCGGACAGATACACCGCGGTAGGACTAGCCCACAGTTCCATTTTTTCATTAGGTTGTGTGGCAGAACCTGCTTGTAAATTGTTATCAGCATCAAAGTAATAGCCCGCTGGCGGAACAAATTTTACCAGGCTGCCGACCACAATGTATTGTGCATTATTGCTAGCATATGATCCAACCGGAACTGGATTACCCGAGCTGTTTTGGAAATAACCAGTTGCTTCGTTGGTTACGACTGTGCTGAGATGCCAGGTATATTGCAGTGCTGACAAATCGGGTCTCGGAAAGTTAGCATAGTAAAACTGTTGCATGCCAGCCTTGGCCAACAAAGGATTGATCTGATTGTAGACCACATCGCTGATGTCATTGATACTGAGCCAGCTAAACAAGAATGCTGGAGTTAAATTACTTTCGTACAAGGCACCGTCACTGGCAAAAATGTTAGTACTAGAATATTTTCCTGTGCCATCAACTAGATCCAGATATCTACTGGTACCAATACTGGCACGATTTACCGCTGTGCTTTTCAATATGCTGTTGTACTGTGTGAATGGAAAATTACTGTAGTCTTCGCCATTGACCATGCGATTTTGTGTGTAGTACTGAGCCGGAGCCCGTTGTTTGATTTCTTGGATAGTCTCGCGTGCCTGTGCGTTGGTAACCGGTTGAGTGATTCCACAGGTAAAGGTCAGCGTTTCGATCTGTCCAGTACGGCTGACATAGCTGATGGGGATCTGTACATTTTGCATTTCTTGTGGATTGATAATATAGGTCAATCCGTTGCTGGCTCTCACATAAGTTCTAAATGTGCCCACTGGAATAGTACTGAATATACCATCACCAAAGTTTAAAGTAATTTGATCATTGGTTCTACTGGCAATACTGTAGATATTTTGTGTACCAGGAACCAACTGTTGAACAGCGGCAGCATAAACACTGGTTACTGGTCTCCAAAAATACTGTATGTTCCCGACGTTGTCTATTTGATACAACCACACATCGGTGTTGTTAACGCCATCAATGTTGATATTGACTGCACGATTGGCAATACGCTCTGCAAGATTAAACTCTTGATTTTGTAGTGTGCCTTGCTTGAACAAGAAGAAATAACCAGTATTGGCACTGGCAAATCCCAACTGATCATTACGGAATAGTACATTAAATCTACCGTCAGGCAACGGCGCTGGTTCGTAGATGTAGTCTTGTCCAGCTGCAGTGGCATTAACCACTTCAAATGGCATGTTCACGCCGTCAATGGTAGCGGTGTACGGAATAACCGGCAGGAATCCAGGCACAAGATTAATGGTATATTCTTGTGTTTTTACGCCTAGGATATCTTGGCTTGCTCCAGGACGGCCAAATCTCTGTGTGTTGACCAGAGACGCATTGATAATAACTGTAAACTGTTCTTGCCAGTCTAGATTGGTGGGGTCGGCCCTGATTACTGTGATATTTTGTAAGTTGATGCCATTATAGTCTAGGACATTTTCTGTAGTGCTTATACTAAACACCTTAAGGTATCCTGACGCTTCGGTGTTACGTAACGGTGTGTAGCTGACCAAATTGGCCAATTTAATCACGCTGTCTCTACGTTCGGCCGTGTCTAGATAATTTTCTCTGGTGTTTAAGTCTGTGCGGAATGCTAGAGCCTGGCCCATAAATGCCATAACATCAAGCAAGGCAACAAATTCACTGCTCTCGATATAGTCATTAAAAGTTTCAGGATAGTACAATCGTAAGTAATCTACAAAACTTTTGCGTAAAGTTTCAAAATCATAGCTTTGGAAATTCGCCTCTTGATAGGTCTGATAGATTCTTTTCCAATCTTCAACGCCAAATATTACGGTTTGTCTTGTGGTTGTGGCCATATCTGTTCCAGTGTTTTGTATTTATGGGAAGTATAAACTGGGCAGTTAAACATAACTGGCCACACGCTGAGTTTGATCAAAAAATATGCTCAATCTTTGTGCGTTAGTACTCGGAACTACAGTGAGTTCAAGTTGAATTAACAATCCATTTTCTTGTGGGAACACTTCAATTGAGCTGATGTAAACTCTAGGATCTCCGCCAGCCACACGCTGTACTTCAGTATAGATGGCCCCTATAGTATCCTGAGTTTGATTTTCAAATAGATTATCCCATAAACTAGTGCCGTACCAGGGCAATCCTACCACCTGCCCTTGTCTAATATTAAACGCATTCAGCAAATCACGCTTGATTAATTCAAAGTCAGTCAAGGTAAAATATTTGTTTTGATTAATTGTGTTAAATCCAATAAAGGTTGTCATAGTGTATTTACTCTCATGCAGTTCTGCTCAGGGCATTACTGATTACTCCGCCGGCTTGAGTAACTGAGTTTTGTGCCTGAGTTACTGTTCCTGTAATTGTGTTTTGTGCTTGAGTCACTTGACTTAATAGTGAGCCGCCTTGGCTTTTTAAATTTTGCAGTATGTTGGAGGCAGCTGAAACATCTGTCAAGGCATTTAAAGATATGCTATTCACTGATGGCAATTCAAACGCCGGCAGTGGAACTTTTGAACTACCTATTATTTTACTGAATGCCACATCCAGCGTACCACGATTTACTGTGTTGGTATAACCGGCTGCTGTTTCTACTTTGGCCACTAGATCACCCACACCACCTTTGAATAATTTTTCAAGATCTTGGGTGCTTAGATTAGATAATTTATCAATTTTGTCAGACACATTGGTTATTTGACTGTTTACTGTATTAATTGCATTAGTGACCTGTCCAGTTACATTATTGACTAAGCCAGTGACCTGTCCAGTTACATTATTGACTATATTAGTGGCCTGTCCAGTTACATTATTGAGAGTGCTTGTGGCTAAATTATTAAATGCATCTGTTGGGTTACTGAATGCAGTTGCAAACTTTCCAGCTTTGCCAGTGATATCAAGTGAGTTGGCTAATGAGTTAATGTTTTGTCCAAGACTCCCAACTGCGGTATTTACGGAGCCGGTTAGACTGCTAACAGAAGTGGTCAATCCAGCAGTTAGATTTCCAGTAAGTAACGAATTAATACCACTCAAACTGCCGGTTGTTTGACTCCAGGCTGCTGTGGCTGCAGACCCAAATCTCCCGGCATTGGTAACTAAAGCACCCACGTCTCCGACTGCGGTATTGGTCAATGTACTGACCACGCTATTGGTTGCGGTATACACTTGTCCGACTGCGGCACTAAAGGCCTGTGTGGTTGCTGGCACAATAATTCCGCCCGATACCAGTCCTTGATAACCGTCTTGTAACAAAGATGTCATGGCCCGTGTTTGTAGGCCGGGGTTGGCTAAAAATTGTGCAGCCGATACAATGCCATCTTTGCCAGTCCAAATTCCTGGTGCATCAAGCACACTGGTCAGCGGAGCCGGGTCAAAAATAAATCTTTGCCAGGTATTGGGTTTTACATAACCAGCCTGTTCTAGTTGTACACAACTTAGGCCATATTGTCCCACGCCCTTGTCGTCGGTCATGGTGTCACTGGGTTGATCTACCAAGTTAGCAACTTGAGCTAGAATGCCTTGTACCTGTGTCGAACTAAGAGGTCCAATTGAGGTCACAGGCAGTTGATCTGCGCCAATGTTTACTAGGTTAGCCTGATTAATTGGATTGGTCAACGGAGTATTGATCAAGGCAGGAATACCAGTGGTTGACGGCACGTTGTTGATCAAGGCCAGGATTGCCTGGGTATCAACACCGGCTGTGCCCCGATCCTGTCGGCTAAGAGCAAACTTGGTAACAGCAGTTGCAGTGCTGGTCAGGGTTTGGCCCGGGCTATAACCTACCAAGGCTCCAGCAGCCACTTGACCGTAAAATATTAAATCGGCCTGTAACTGTGTCGTGCCAGTGGGTGCAGACAATCTGAATGCAGAACCCGAAGGAAGAGTGTACGTGAATATGCTCATGCTGTTTTTGTAATAGAAAACCCTTGTGGCAATGCCTCTGCGTCCGGAGGAGGCGTTGGTTGTCCGGCCTGCACAATAGAAGTTTTAACAGCCACACCTTGATTGTGATAAGGATACGGTTCGTGTGTTGGAGCCCTGGTACAACAGCTTTCTGTTCCGGTATCGCTGACTTGCCAACCGGTGCTGGGATTGAATTCCACATTGGGTTGTAGATATTTGGTTATGGCTTTTGGTGTTTCAGCAGCTTGACCTCCGCCGCTGTTGAGCAACAGCTTGTTGCCTTGTAAACTGAGTTGTCCATCCGAGGCCCAACTGCCTAGGCTGCTCTTGATGGCCAGCCCCCCGCCACTCTTGATGGCCATGCTGCTTTCGCCAAACAGGCTGAGTTTGCCTTTGGTGGCTACGTCCGAGTCGGCTTCGCTTTGTATGCTGGTGCCCTTGACACTTTTGAAATTCATTCGACCACCGGCATAGATGTTGACATCGGTGTCGGCGTGTAAGTTTATGGTACCTTCGGTACGCATATTTATGCTGTTGGTGCTGTACACATCCAG